GAAAGAAGACCCATCTCATTCAGTAGTTATCAAATCACAAAAGAAAAAAATGAAAGAGGATAACACTAACGACAAGTCTGATGATGGTGAGGGAATGGATAAAGTTCAACCTAAAGCGTTGAAGAAAAAATTTAAAGATAGAAAAGATAAAGATATTGATAATGACGGTGATGTAGATGATTCTGATAGATATCTTCATAGAAGAAGAAAAGCAGTTTCAAAAGCAATCAAAAAAGAAGAATCAATATCTGATATTCAAGGTAATAAAAATCTTTCTATGAGAGAAGCACTTGCTAAAATTTGGAAGACTGATGCAGGCAAAAGTTATTTTGAAGGATTTGCATCTGATGCTCAAAGAAGAGCTGCCTTTGCACAAGGATACAAAGCAAAAGATAAAGATAAAAAAGAGCAAGTAAAAGAAAAGACTTTAACAGGTAAGAAAGAAACTAAAGTAGAGATAAATCCAAAAGTTTAACATGAGATCACTTGTCGAAATAATGAAGACAAGTGCCGAGGACTTACCACAGATATACTGTGATATGGACGGAGTTCTTTGTGACTTTATAAAAGGGGCAAACGCCGCAGTAAATGGTTTGTTTGTCACTGCCGAAAGAGGCACCCGTTGGGATAAAATAGCAGAGAAAGGTGCGAAGTTTTGGGCAGACTTAGAGTGGATGCCTGATAGTAAAAAATTATATCAGTTTATCGCAAGATATAATCCTAAAATATTATCAGCATATTCACCTAAAATGGCATCAGGTTCTAAAAAAGGAAAGATGCAGTGGCTCCAAAAAAATACTAGAATCAAAAGAAGTGATATAAATCTAGTATTAAGAGACCAAAAACGTAAGTTTGCACAAACAAATGACAAACCTAATATACTTATAGATGACTATATAAAGAACGTTAGGGAATGGGAAAGTGCAGGTGGAATAGGAATAACGCATATAAACGTTAGAAAAACGATATCTGAACTTAAAAAACAAGGATTTAAATAAGAATTATTATAAATAATAATAAAAAAAGGAGACTAACATGGGCTTATGGGGAGTTACACCGAATCTAAAACCAAAGTTTTTGCCTGAAGACAAAAACGCCGCTGGTTCAACTGGTGCAAGACATCACGCAATAGCGACCAAAAGTGGTTGGGGTCTAACACCAGGCCTTGCTGCTAGTGGAAACGATAACACGGATGCACAACCAGAAATACTGGTATGTGTAAAAAATTTAGCAGAAGCATTTGGTTCTGCATCTATTATTGGTATAAATTGGACTGATCAAACAGTCGCAGACACAGGTACATTTGATATCACTGTGACATTTGATGAGGCAGTGGATGTTACATCTGCAACAAGAACTGCAAACCAAACAATTACAAATAAAGCATACATCTTATTATCAAGAGTTGGAAAAACAGACATGGTTGAAGACAGTACAATGGCATGTCAATATTTTTCTGGTTCAGGTACAAACCAACTTACATTTAGAGGACTTGCACAGACAAACGCAGCTGCAGGTTTCTTAGCATTTAATGGTGAAGGAGTTGGCGATACAGGTGTTGTCACAGGTATTAACTTTGACGGAACTGCAACAATAACTGAGGAAGACGGAAGTTCAGGTTTAAGTATTAGACTTGAAGCTGGAACAACATCTGATCCAACATTTGGTGCAAAACTTATTGCAAACGGAAGTGCCGGTAAATCTGCAACAGTAAACGGTGCAATAACAACTGCAACAACAGCATTAGTATTAGACGGTAATTCTGGTACAATCGCAGTTGGTGACGTTGTCACTGTCAAAGATACAAGTACATTATCTTTCGCAGACGCAGACGGAAATACAGCAATTTCAACAAACAATGAATTAACAGTTGCCGCTACAAACGGATCAACATCTGTAACACTAAGTGAAGCAATCACAGTTGCAGATAATGTTGATGTTTTATTCCATACAGACGGTGGTGAAGAAATCATCTGTGATTCATTAGCATTTAAAGTTGCAGGTCCATTGTTTGCTACAAGATCAGATATTACTACAATAACAAGAACTGGTCAAGATACAAGTGTTGCAATACTTTTAGAAGAAGGAACAGCAGACTTTGAAGGTAAAACAAATGGTGACGGAAACTTCTTTAGACTTGTACAAGAGTCAGGTAGTGCCGCATCAAATGACAGTGATGGCAGAAACGCAGAGGGTAAGACACTAAGAACTGATCCTATCGTTGTTGAAACATCATTGAATGATGCCGCAACATTGTCACAGACAGGTACATCAAGTGGTACAGCCAACATCCTCAAAGGTGTTGATGTCGCTGCCGCATAGAGTATAAATAGTTTAGCTTGAGTCTATTATTATAGGCTCAGTGATGTAGGATAGGGAAACTGATTTCCTACAGTAGAATCCCTCGTAAGAGGTTAATAATATAGAAGGAGACCTATAATGGCCGATCTAAAGATCACTGCATTAACTTCTCTAGCAGCTGCTTCAGCAAGAGAAGACTTATTGCATATAATCGATGATCCAAGTGGAACACCGATTAACAAAAAAGAAACAGTTGGAGATTTCTTCAACGCATTAACAGCACCAGTAACACTTGCTGACTCAGACGTTACATTAACTGAGGCAACACACGCTGGTCGTATCGTAATTACACCAAACGTAAGTGCAAATAGAACATACACATTACCAACACCTAAAGTTGGAATGTTATTCAGATTTATTGGCCCAACAGGTTTGGCTGCAGCTGATGGTCACTCAGTGATTATCTCTGCTGGTTCTGGTAACTCAATTTTCTTCAAAGGACAATTAGTACACCACGATACAGACCAAACTGGTCAAACATCATCTGTTGTATTCTCAGATCAAGACTCAAATGAGACAATCACAGTAGCGCTTGCTCAGGCACTTGACATCACATGTGTTGGTACATCAACAACAACATGGCAGATTTCAGGTTTCACTGCATCTAACACAGCAGTGGCATTTGCTGACTAATCTTAATTTTCAAGTGACCATCTTTATGGTGGTCACTTTTTTATCATAAGGAGTTATTATGAGTTTAGGTAAACAAGAACTTGAAGATCAGATTGCAAAGTTGACAAAAGATATAACAACTTTACAAAATGCAATCACTGATTTTGAAAAGAAAAAACAAGAAGCAATCGCACAACTAAACGCATTTCAAGGTGCAGTGCAACAATGTCAATTGTTTTTAAAAGAGATTAATAATGAGGCCGAAAGTGAAACTGATGATTTAGGTGGATTACCCGATACACCTAAAGAAGAGGAAAAAACTGACGACCAGATGTGATTATGGTGTATGCTATAAGTAAAATTCCCTACGTAGGGTTTATATAAAGGAGAACGGTTATGGCCGATAAGAAAATTACAGCGTTAACAGATTTGTCAACTGGTGTTGCATCTGCTGACCTGTTACACGTGATTGATGATCCAAGCGGAACACCAATCAACAAAAAAGTTTCAGTCGCAAACTTTATCAACAACTTACCATCATTTATAGGATTTTCAAACTCAGTTGAAGATATTTCTGATGGTACACAAACAGCGATCTCAGTATCAACTGCTTTGACATTATTACAAACTGCTGGCACAAACGCAACCACACTTGCTAATGGAACAGTTGTAGGTCAAATTAAAATCATCGTTCACGATACAGACGGTGGATCAACTGAGATGACACCTGCAAGTGCATTAGGATTTGTAAATGCAGACTTTGTTACCGCTGGTGATACTCTAACATGTATGTGGACAGGTTCTGCATGGGTTGTACTTGCATCTCACGCTGCAGCCGCTGACACAGGTGTTGCTGAGGTATCAGACGACTAATAACTAATTAACACTTGGGGCGAGAGCCCCAGGTGCTATGAAGGGAAAAAAATGAAAAGCTTTAAAAAATTTGTTAAAGAAAGTGTAGGACCTCACGCTATGGGATTTCAATTTGATTCCAATGACAACATGTCTGCGTTATCAAACCCAGTCGTTATACAAAAATTAAATGCATATGTTGGTGTTATAACTAATGAGGAAACTAAAATAGTTGAAGATGCAATTTCAAATCTCAGACAAAAACTTATGAGGGTTGGATTGACATTTGGTGAAGTTCCTATGTTTGAAGGTAAGAGTGGTAGTTTTTCACTTCCATTAACATTATTCGGTGGAAGATTTGGAAAAGATACTGATACACCTCACGATGAGTTTCTAAATGATGATGGTATCTCTGATAAAGTCGAAGGTGGTTTATCACTTAACATCGGTTATGAAATGACCGCTTCAAACTGTTATAAGATTTCTGCAAAAATAGAATAGTAATGGCATGTATGAGAAGATTACTTCTGATAATGTCATCATGTTTGCAATAAAAAATTATAATAACCCTCAGTGTGAGGGTGAACTTGAATTTTATGATGATCTAAAAAGATTTAAATATATTAAAAGACTTTTCAAAAAATATCTAGAGACAGGTGAACTTCGAGAACGCCTTCTAATCAATCACTTCATAGTTTTAAATAACGTATTTGGATCAGACGCAGCCATTACATTATTACTTTTTAAAATAGAAAAAGAGTATTGGAGTATAATGAAGTCATTTTTAATATATCTAAATATGTTAGAGAAACACGAATTAAAAGATGTACGATCAGATGAAAACGTGTTTGAAATATTAAGGAAAATATAATGGGAAGAGCAGTAGATTTATTCGTTACATATCGTTTTATCAAACTACTAACGACACCTTTTGAAAAAACAGAGGCGTTTAAATTAGGTATTATTGATAAAGATGGTAATAGAATTAAAAAAGAAAAATCAACAAAACCAGCAGTTGAATTAGCAACTAGTGAACAAAAGGCTGCATATACAATACTTCATAAATTAGTTTTTAATATTAAAAAAATATTTTCAAAGGTACCTGGTTTGAGAACTAAAGTTGGAACATATGCTGCCGCTTTGTTTTTATTAAAAGACACATTTAAAGAGTCAGTGTCAGACCCAGATATGTTTGAAAAAGAGTTTATTAAGTATCTAAAAGAAGAAGATATTGAGTTTGATGATGAAATACAAGAAGAAGTTATAGGATTTGGTGAGCAACTTCCAAAAGGAAGGTATAGGTTAAAACAAGATATACTAAATAAACAAGAAGAAGAGTTAAGTGCAAAGAAGGGTGATATTGTCATTGCATTTGATGACGAGGCACCGTTTGATACAATATTAGGAGTAGAAATTTTTTCTGTTGTGCATGAAAAATCACAAGAAAAAATATACGTAAGTTTAGAGGATTTAGAAGATGCTTAAAAAATTTAGAGAGGTAAATGTCTTTACAGGTAGACCAGTAGAGGAAGATGCACCTACAAATGCAACTGGGCCTGCTGTTGCTGGTACAGGTGATGATAGTTCTGTTGTTGTAGTTAGAAGAAAAAAAGATAAAGAAAATAAAATGTTTTTAGATGCAAGAACTAAAGCATATAAACAACACGCAGAAAAACTTCAAAAAATGCGTGAAAGAAGAAGTAAATTAAAAGAAGATATTTTATCAAAAACAGATGAGTTCTACAGAGAAATGTTTGTTGTAGAAAATAATCTTAGAATGTTAAAAGATATTGTTAAAAAGAAATCAGCAAAACCTTTAAAATTTAAAGATGGTAGAATGAAAGTTGATTTAACAACTGCAAGCACAATTACACAAGTCTATGATAAAGTAAATGCATCTAATAAAAAGAAGATTGAAAATATGATAAACGGCACAAAGAAAAACTTTTTACAAATATCTAATGCTGTTTTTAAACTGGCAAGGTAAACATGGGATTAATGTCTCTAAAAGAATATGGTCTTGCATATGAACCATCTGGTAGAGATTATGCATATAGTTTATATCAACCTGTCGCAGATCTCAATCTAAGGGCTCAAAAAGAGAAACAAGTTTCCAAATCAGACATAGATCAGATAGAAAGATACGCAGATCGTCTTTTTGCGTCATTGAATATTGATGTAGAATTTACAAGACATTTTATGGATCGAGTAAATGATGCAAGAAATAAAACACCTATCACCCCTGCTGAACTCACAAGACTTTTTAGACAATCTTATAGAAAACATGGAAAAAAAATTAAGAACTTAGGGCCAGATGCAGAGGCAGTTTTGAATGACATGCAGACTGATATCAATATGCCGTTTGTTTTAAAAGTTGATGGCAATGAACTTGATTTAGTTGCAAAGACTGTCATGAGAAAAAAGAATTTTAAAACAAAAGGACCGAAACTATCATTTGAAGAATTTAAACAAAAAGATAAGAAAAGAAAACTACCAATTGAAACACCAGGTCAACCTAAAATCGCAAGTGTAGATACTTGGACACAAGGACCAGATAACGCAGCACAAATACACACACAAAGAACATTTAATATTACAACACCAGGACAAGTAAGAGACTATGCAAAATTAGTTACTACTAGAAAGTTTCAAAAGTTTGAAGAAGTTGATATTGAAGAAGGTATCAAGCCATATGTTTCTATGATGAAGAAAGATGTTCGTGGTCGTAGAGTAATGCATTATCGAGTTTTAGATAAAGATGAAAAAGAAATATTAGTAACTACTGATAAAGGTAAAGCTGAAAAATTTTTAAAGAAAAATTATAATAAACTTAAAACAGGTTCAGTAAAACCTATTAAAGAAGATACTATTGAAGAAAAAGGTCTTTGGCATAATATTCACATGAAAAGAAAGCGTGGCGAAAGAATGAGAAAAAAAGGTGAGAAGGGAGCCCCAACACCTGCTCAAATGGCAAAAGCAAAAGCTGCATCTGAGGATAATCATACACCTTTAGACAGAATTAAAGCAGATCACAAAAGAGAAAGAGAGGCCGATGCGATAAGAAGAGATAGAGAATTAGATCGTGCAAGATTGGCAACTGCAAGACAAATGAACACAGAAAAAGCACCTGATACATCTGACGCAATGAAAAGATACAAAGCAGGTAAAGCAGGATTTACGGATATCGCACATTTGAAAGCAAAAGGATTAATTAAGAGATCTGATGGTACTAAGAGAAAATCAGATAAATACAAATAATGTCAGAACAAACAAAAAAAGTTAATTTAGAATTAGAGATTGACACTAACACAGTTGACTCTAGTAAAAATAAGTATCAAGGTCTAATTGATCTTGCAAAAGCAGTTGATGCTTGGAGAATTTTTCCTAGATTATTTTTAACTGTTTACATAGTATTATTATATAAATGTGTGATTTGGTATATGAACTTAGCGGCTCCAACAATGGAACAATCTGGTTTGATTAGTATAGTTGTTGGTGCAGGTGCTGCTTGGTTTGGATTATATACTGGCACAAGTAAAAGTAAGAAATAATTAGGAGTTTAAAATGGAAATATTATTAACACTTGCCATGAAATTTTGGCAATGGACTGTTTTAATAAGTTTAATTATTATTGGTTTTATTGTTAATCTTTTCGATAAAAAGGTTGACAACAGAGTCAATTTTTCATATAATGACTATCCACACATGAAACCAATTAGAATTGAAACAAAAGGAAAAGGTTTCTTTAAGATGATATTAATGTGGCTTCTCGGTGTAAGACATTGGGAGATTACAAAAGATTTTACTTTCTCACTAGAGGGTAAAAATTATGTCATACCAGCAGGTTTTACTTTTGATGGTGCAAGCATTCCAAAATTTTTGCACATGTTCTTATCACCTGTTGGAGTGCTTTTAATAGGTGGACTCATACACGACTATGCTTATAAGTATGAAACTCTATTAGAAGATAATAAGAAAGACACTATGGGTATCATATCTCAAAAAAGAGCAGATCAAATCTTTAGAGATATTAATATCGAAGTAAATGGTTTCTATCTTATGAATTACTTAGCATACTGGTCACTAAGACTAGGTGGATTTATGGCGTGGAACAAACACCGTAAAGTCAACGCTAAGATATAAAAAGGAGGTTCTAATATGAACTGGTTAAAAGAAAGATCAAAAGAAATGTCTTCTATATCAGGCGCAAGTCTGGTTGTTCTTGGAGGACTGATAGTATTAGGTGGACCGTTTGTCAATTTACTGGCATGGGCCGCAATCATATGGGGTACTATTTCCATAGTTCGAAAAGACTAATCATTTATGTTTGGAATTAGACTATTACTAATAGGTATCGTCAGCGCCACATTGATTGGCGCTGGCGCTTATGTGCTTAAGTTAAGATCAGATAACGCAATTCTAAAAGCAAATCAAATAAAATTAGAAGGTGCGATTGAGACACAAAAAGAAGTTATCGAAAATCAGAAACAAGACTATGAAAAAATCATCTCTATCAATAAAGAACTAAATGATGATATAATACAGATTAATAAGTCAAAACAAATATTACAAGATAAATTATCTAAACACGACTTAAATTATCTTGCAGTGGAGAAACCAGGGTTGATTGAAAAAATAATCAATAAAGGATCTAATAAAATTATGGATGAACTAAATGAGGCAACAAGATGATTAGAGTTGTTGTATCGTGTTTATTGTTAGTTGTTGTATTACTAATATTCTCTAGTTGTTCAACATTTAAATCAGAAAAACAAGTAGAAGTAATTACACAAGAAATTGAAAAACCTAAATTAAATTTAGATGTGGTAGAACCATTAGATTTAAAACCTATAAAATGGATTGTAATTACAAGAGAAAATGTTGCACAAGTTTTTAGTGAAATAGAACAAGAGGGAAAGTCAGTGGCACTTTTTGCACTTGATACTGACACTTATGAAATATTAGCAATTAATATGGAAGATATTAAAAGATATATACTAACTCAAAATAAAATCTTAGTTAAGTATAAAGAGTATTACGAACCTGTTGAAGAACAATAATATATCGAGGGGGAGTTCTCTACATTATCACACACATTAGGAAAGGAGATTTTCATGGAAATCTTAAATAAATTTAGAACTTGGGCGTCTGCACTTGCAGAAGTCGGTGTAAGTTTAATAGCACTTGGCATCGTTCTTGAAGTTCTATTCAACGGACAGGGCATACCGTTCTGGCCAAACATTAATGTGATTGGGAATGTACAAAGCATCATAGCAGGTTTCTCTGCTCAAGGCTTAGTTGGTTTAGTAGCAGTTTGGGTACTATATTCAATCTATACTAAAAAATAATAAATAATAGTAGGGAGAGAGTTTTGTCAGATATACAATTAGATGTAGAATTATTAAAAAAGGACGTAGAAGAAATGAAGTTGATTCATGGTCGTCTAGATAATGCTATTTCAAAAATATCTGATGTTTCCAATTCTATCAACCGAATGTTGGCAGTTCATGAGGAAAAACTCTCTTCCCAAGAAGAGGCTATTATTAACGCAGAAAATTTAGTTGAAGCCAGAAGAATGGAATTCAACAAAGAAATCAAAGAACTTCACGATAGAATCACTAAAAACAGTAAAGAACAGTTAGACGCTATAAACAATCTTAAATCAGAATTATCTGGGCGTGTGGCCGTTTTAGACAAGTTTAGATGGGTTCTAATTGGTGGTTCTATAGTTATCGGTTTCATTATACACAAGTTAATGAATATCGGTATCACTATCTCTTGACAAATTCATCAAAATTTAGTAGGATAATCTAATGACCAGATATAAGGTTGAAACACACAGAGTTAGTGTGCGACATATTATCGTAAATGCAAATAGTGAAGAAGAGGCAAAACAAGTGGCAAGTGATTATGTTGACAAAAAGTCGCACATCAACCCAACAATAACTTATGATAAAAAGTTAAAAAAAATTAAGAGATGTAAAGAAATAGATTGACAATCAGATAGTATCTGATATATTATGTTGTAATGTATTTAGAGCAAAAGTATCTACTTTTGATTTCATCACAATTAGGCCAATTTAAAAAGAAAGATAATAATCTATTTAACTTTCGTTGTCCGTATTGTGGTGATTCTCAAAAAAGTAAAAGTAAAGCAAGAGGATATGTTTTTCAAAAAGAAAACTCTTTAATTTACAAGTGTCATAACTGTGGAGTTGGAACAAATGTTCCTAAGTTGATAAAACATGTAAATGAAACTTTGTATAATGAGTTCATAACGGAGGCATATCGTGCTGAGATTCCACAAGACCCTGCAAGAGGGATAAGGATAAATGAAGAAGAATTATCCCCAACTGTTAAGAACCTGTTAAAAAGTTCTAGTTCAAAATTAAGAAGTTTAAAAAAAGTTTCACAATTAGATCATGATCACCCAGTAAAAAAGTTTGTCGAGGATAGAAAGATTCCGTCAGATAAACATTATCTACTTTATTTCGCACCACACTTTTATAAGTTTGTAAATACAATTATTGATAATAAGTTTCCTAGTCTGACGGGTGATCATCCTAGATTAGTGATTCCATTTTTTAATGAAAATAATGAATTAATCGCTATTCAAGGGAGGGCATTTGGAAATGAAAATCCTAAATACATCACAATCAAAATCGATGAAAATCAAGAGAAAATATACGGAACTGATAGAGTCGATTGGGATAGAACAGTTTGTGTTGTTGAAGGCCCTATTGATAGCCTTTTTATTGATAATTGTCTTGCGACTGCTCAATCTGACCTAAGAGTGTATAAAGATAACGTTGTGTTGATACCTGATAATGAACCAAGAAACTTAGAGATTGTAAAACAAATTGAAAAATATATTAATGAAAACTTTCAAGTTGTTATATGGCCAAGTGATATTAAACAAAAAGATATAAACGAAATGATTTTATCTGGTAAAACAGAAAGAAACATAAAAGATATAATAGCACAAAACACATTTAGTGGTTTGTTGGCAAGAACAAAATTAATTGAGTGGAAAAAAGTTTGACGTACTGTGTAAAAGCATTTGATGAAATATATTCTGATAGCGCTAATCGATATAGATTATGTTGTCATGCAGATGTAAATAAATCAATAAGTCACATGACGACTGAGAATACTTTACCATTCGATTATTTTTTATCAAGTCAAATGGAAAAAATTCGTGATGATATGTTTGAGGGTAAAAAGATTAACGGTTGTGAAGGTTGTTATAAAGATGAAGAAATAAATGGGCATAGTCATAGAACAAAATTTAATGAAGACTCAAATTACAATGCCGCAGATGTTACAAAAGTTAGCACTAAATTAAAAAATTTTGGTAGTCGTTGTAATCTTGGTTGTTATATGTGTCGTCCATATGACTCATCAACAAGAAGACAAGAATTAAAAGCCGCAGGTTTGATTGATACATGGAATGATCTTGGTTTAGTTGAATTTGAAAGAGAATGGGTTAGTAATGTGTCATCAAAAGATGTTGAAAAATTTAATCAAAATATATTAGATAACATAGACAGGGTTAGACAAATTAGAATACTTGGTGGTGAACCTGTATTGTTGGATAGAGTTTGGCAATTTTTAGATGATATAAAATCCGAAGATGCAAAAAATATTGAGATAGAGATGACCACTAATTTAACACACATTTCATATAAAAATTGGTCATTAAAATCAATTGATAAAAAGTTTAAAAATTTAAAGTTGGGTGTATCTTGTGATCACTTTGGTAAAAAACTTGAGTTCATAAGATATCCAATTGACGTGCAAGAGTTTGAAAAAAATCTTATGATTATGAAAGATAATGTTTTTACAATTTTTTGTACAGTGAGTATTTTGAATGCATTTGATTTGAAAGAGATTAAGGAATATTATAAAGATTTTAGAGTTTGGTTTGAACCAGTGAATAGTCCAGCATCTTTGTCTATAAAAAATTTACCAAACAAAGATGAGATTGAATACATTCCAAATGAACTTATAAAAAATGAACTTATGAAACCAAAAAATAATGATGAGTACAAAAAGGGAATTGCATATATACAAGCGTTGCAAAATCATAGGAGAGGCGTATGAAGAAACAGTATTGTAATATCAAAATTGATACAGATCGAGATCAAAACTTCACAGAACAAGCACAAAAATTACTAAAAGATTATTACTGTCTAAAAGATGAACCATCACCACAATACGCACTTGCAAGGGCATCTAACGCATACTGTTATGGTGATATTAAACTTGCACAAAGAATTTATGATTATGCATCTCAAGGTTGGTTTATGTATGCTTCCCCTGTTTTATCTAATGCACCATTACCAAATAAAAAACCAAAAGCATTACCGATTTCTTGTTTTTTAACATATGTACCAGATTCTCTAGACGGACTAATTGATCACACATCTGAATTAAGATGGTTATCTGTAAAGGGTGGTGGAGTAGGAGGTCATTGGTCAAATGTACGTTCTGTTTCAGACATGGCACCTGGTCCGATTCCATTCATACATACAGTTGATGCAGACATGATTGCATATCGACAAGGTAAAACTAGAAAAGGAAGTTATGCAGCTTATCTTGATGTATCACACCCAGATATTATGGAGTTCTTGACAATACGTATTCCAACAGGTGACATCGGTAGAAAATGTTTGAATTTACATAACGCAGTAAATGTAACAGACAAATTTATGGATGCAGTAAAAAGAGATTTAGATTGGCAATTAGTTGATCCTAATGATGGCACAGTTAGAGAAACAATGAAAGCAAGAAAATTATGGGAACAAATTTTAGAAACAAGATTTAGAACAGGTGAGCCTTATGTTAACTTTATTGATACTGCAAACAAACATATGCCAGAATCACTAAAAGAAAAAGGATTAAAAATACATGGTTCAAATCTTTGTAATGAAATACATTTACCAACAAGTGAAGACAGAACTGCTGTTTGTTGTCTTTCATCATTGAACTTAGAAAAGTATGATGAGTTTAAAGATACAACAATCGTAAGAGACTTGATCACATTTTTAGATAATGTATTACAGTTCTTCGTTGATCATGCAGGTGATGAAATTAGTCGTGCAAGATATTCAGCACAACAAGAAAGAAGTCTTGGTTTAGGTGCGATGGGTTATCATTCATATTTACAAAAACACATGATACCATTTGAAGAATCTGGTCGTATTAACAAAGAAATTTTTTCATGGATGAGAAGTGAAGCAGATGCTCAAACATTGATTCTTGGAAAAGAAAAAGGAGAAGCACCAGATATGAAGGGAACAGGAAGACGTAATGCACACTGTCTGGCGATTGCTCCTAATGCCAATTCTTCAATGATTGTTGGAACATCACCATCTATCGAGCCAAACAAAGCGTGTGCATATACTCATCGAACAAGAGCAGGTTCACACTTAATCAAGAATAAATTTCTTGAAAAAGTTCTTGAAGATCATAAGATGAACACACCTGAAGTTTGGACAGGAATCGTAACAAACAATGGTTCTGTTCAACACTTAGAATTTTTAGATGAAAATACAAAAAAGGTTTTTAAAACTGCTGTTGAATTAGATCAAATGAGATTAGTTGAGTTGGGAGGTCAAAGACAAAAGTATCTTGATCAAGGACAATCACTAAATTTATTTTTTCCAGCAGGTGCTTCTAAAAAGTATGTACAATCTGTACATATGAGAGCATGGGAAACAGAATGTAAAGGTCTTTATTATTTAAGGACTGAAGTTTCGAAAAGAGCAGAGAATATCTCTCAAAAAGTAAAACTAGATAAACTAAAAGACTACTCAGACATAGCAAAAGAAGAGGCAGAATGTGTCTCTTGTCAAGGATAAAAGGAGAAAGAAATGGACGTACAAATATACTCAACGCCAACATGTGGCTATTGCTTAAATGCAAAAAATTGGTTTAAGGAACATGGTATCGAATATACCGAACATTCCTTAGTGAATGAAGAGGAAAAATTTGAATTTTTTCAAAGAGTGAATAATGTTGAAGAAAGACTTGGTAGTAAAGCAAGTTCAATTATGTCTGTTCCTCAAATCTTTGTTAATGGTGAAAGAATCGGTGGATATGCTCAACTGTTAGATAGTTCAGAAAAGATTCTAAAAAAACGTGGTGGTGGACTATACAAGTTCTCTGAAACTTACAAGCCATTTTATTATCCTTGGGCTGTCGAGTTTGTACAAAAACATGAAAAGGTGCATTGGATCGAAGACGAAGTTGATTTATCTGAAGATGTAACTGATTGGAAAGGTGGAAAGATGACCGAAGTTGAAAAAGACTATGTCACACATGTTCTTAGACTTTTCACACAATCAGATGTTGCAGTTGGTCAAAACTATTACGATCAGTTCCTACCTAAATTTAAAAATAATGAGATAAGAAATATGCTTGGATCATTTGCTTCAAGAGAAGGAATACATCAAAGAGCATATGCATTATTGAATGAAACTTTAGGATTACCTGATGAAGAGTTTCATGCATTTCTAGAATATCAAGAGATGGCAGACAAAGTTGACTTCATGATGAATTCTAACGTAAGTACAAAGAAAGGCATGGCGTTAGCACTTGCTAAATCAGTATTTAACGAGGGTATTTCATTGTTTGCATCTTTTGTGATGTTACTAAACTTCCAAAGATTCGGTAAGATGAAAGGATGTGGTAAAATCGTAGAATGGTCAGTAAGAGATGAATCAATGCACGTAGAAGGTATTGCTCACTTATTCAGAGCATTCTGTTCAGAAAATGCGGCAATCGTAGATAATGAATTGAAAAAAGAAATCTATGAGATGTCTAGAAAAATTGTAGAACTTGAAGATAACTTTATTGACTTAGCATACGGAATGGGTGAACCAGAAGGTTTAACTAAAGAAGATGTAAAACAATATATTCGTTATATTGCAGACAGACGATTATTACAACTCGGTCTAAAAACAAACTTCAAAGTAAAAGATAATCCAATTCCATGGTTAGAGTGGATTTTAAATGCAGCCGATCACACAAACTTCTTTGAGAATCGTGTAACTGAATATGAAGTTGCAGGTTTGACAGGTGAGTGGCAAGTTGCATACGATGATCCAAATGCTCATTTAAATTGTAACCATGATGAAGGTACATGTGTACTTGAAGAAGAAAAGAAACAACAGGAACTATTCTAATGAAAACAAGAATCTTATGTGAAGAATGCGAAGCTACATATGAGATAAAGCACAGCATGGACGAGAACTATTATCCAATAGAATATTGTCCATTCTGTGGTTCCCAACAAGATAATGAAGAATATTATGAAGAGGAAGTTGATGAATGAAAACACAATCGGCCAAAGCAAAAGGTCGTAGATTACAACAATGGTTTCGTGATTTACTGATTGAAAAATTAAATATTCATTCTGAAGATATAGAATCTAGGAGCATGGGTGCAGGTGGTGAGGATTTGATTATGTCAAGATCTGCAAGACATCATTTTCCATATAGTATTGAATGTAAAAATGTTGAAAAGTTAAATGTGTGGGAAGCATACAAACAAGCAAAAGAAAACTCTAAAGACTATGAACCTATTGTTGTTATGAAAAAAAATAATCACAGACCTTTAGTTGTCGTTGATGCTGAACATTTTGTAAAAATATATGAAGATTGGACGCATGACGTTTTAAATGATGAATGATAAATTAGATAAGATTGAAAAGAGACTAGATAATCTAGAAAAAAAAATAGATCATCTAACAAAAACTCTTGACAAACATATAAAGTTTATAGATAATACTTATGAAGGATTACGTAATCCTATTGATAGTGTGAAAAGATGGTTAAGTAAGTGACAATAGAACAATACAAAATATATCATAAATTAGACGGAAAGTATGGCGATGGCCAGATGATCCTATCTTATTATAATCAAATAAAAGGTCTGATTGATGATACAAAATCACAGTCATTATTAGACTTTGGTTGTGGAAAAGCAAAAATCTATAAAAAAGTAAATCTTGCAGAAAAGTTTGGAATGATGCCAGACTTATATGACCCTGCGATTGAAGAATACTCTGAACTTCCAAATAAACAATATGATGGTGTTTTTTGTTGTGATGTCATGGAACATATACCGGAAATCGAAGTACCTGGTGTTATTGAACAAATTTATGAAAGAGCAAACAAGTTTGTTTTCTTTGCAATCGCTACCGACCCTGCGATGGCAGTTCTACCTAATGGGGAAAATGCTCATTGTACCACTAAACCAATAGAGTGGTGGGAAGAGATAATTAATAAAAATGCGCCTAAAAAGGTTTATTCACATGTGTTATTAACAGGAAAGTTTGAAAACTATTCTATATTGAATGAGGAATTATATCTTGAAACATTATTCTAAAATACTTGTATTATCGGCACACCCCGATGATTTAGAAATATCATGTGGTGGAACAGTCGCAAAGTTTGTAGATGAAGGAACTAAAGTAGATAACATTATTTTATGTTCAAACGTAAAACATAAAAAATATGTTGCATCATCATCAAAAATTTTAGGATACAGTCCAATATATTTAAATCATAGGGATGAATCGCCGACAAGTAACGTCATCTCAGAGATAGAAAAAAAAGTTGACGTAGAATCATATGATTTACTAATTACACATTGGAGTGAAGATTGGCATCAAGATCACAGATTTTGTCATGAATTAGGTAATTCATTAAGAAGAAAACAACAACTTGATGTATGGTATATGAATGCATATCCCTATTGTCAAAAATATAAAAGTTTTGAAGCAAACTTATTTGTAGATATTACAAGATACAAATTTAAGAAACTAGACGCAATATCACTGTATGATAATGTGCCAGATGAATATTACATAGGGATCGATAGCATGTCTAGATATCGAGGATCATTTGTACATGTAAAACACGCTGAGGTATTTAAAGTTGATACATTATTGTATTGTTAAATATGGTAATGAGTGTCATTATCAAAACGTTGAAGAACTACTTGAAAATATCACAGAACCTGTTCATGATAGTTGTCTTGATATAAAGTTTCATTTACTTACTGACAAACCTGTAGATATTCCATATATTAATAATATTAATTATGATAAAGATGATGTTAAAGTTCATACACATTGGAAGAAGTTACAGTTTTTTGATCCAAAATTTATTGGTGCCAGTAGAACTGATCAAACAATTGTGTCTGACTTAGATATGATATGGAATAAAAATCCAACTGATATAGTTCAACATCATGTAAAAAAGAAAACATTATTATCAGTAGATAGATGGTGGAAAAAAGATAATGATGTATGTAGAATGTGTGGAACATTTTACAAATTTAATTCACATGATTTTAAATATATTCCAAAAGTCTATAATAAACACTATGAATATTTTAGAGAATATTATGCTTTGCATGAAGATGCAGGTTCTACAAGAATTGTTGGAGGTGAACAAAACTTCGTACAAGAAATGATAGAACTTACAGGAACAATTGAACTCATGCCTCCAACATTTGTTATGAAATCTAATTGGCCAAAAGATAATAAAGATTATGATTTACAAAATGTTTTCATAGAAAGATTTGAAAGTGCAACTGGTTTGAATTATTATGATTGTTGGGATTCGGCAATTTTACAAATTGTTAAACGAGGTGGATACTAATATATAGTAACATGGATTTATTCTTTCAAATACTTACACAGTTTGGTTTACCTGTTGCGGCTGCAATCACAATGGGATTATTCATTTACATCATCCTAAAGTATATTTTAGCAGGTGTTGTTGATCAAGTAAAAACAATTACAGGTATCATTGCACAATTAGATAATCGTATCAAGACAATGAATCATGATATGATTAAATTAGATTTATTAGTATCTCATGCATTACATCTCAAACCAGATTTAGATAGATTATCACGATCTGATGGTAAGGAAGATGCACGAAAGGACTAATGGACGTTTTACAAATACTTGAACAATATGGTTTCGCAACATTGGCAGCTGTTGCCATGGGTTATTTTATCTACTTTATTTACAATTATGTGACAACACAAATCATTGAAAAGTTAGATAACACAATGAAAGTGTTGATAGCTCTTATCGATAGGGTCAGAATGTTAGATAATGACATTATTAGACTACGTTCTAAACTGAATACTGCACTAGAAATGCGAGAAAACGAGGATAAAGAAGACAAAACAGATAAATAGAAACGTTATGAGAACGTTATTTATACTGTTTTTTTGTGTTTCTGTGTCGGCCAGCGAACTAGTACATGATTTTAATAATCCTAGTTTTTCTGGTCAAGGATACTCATCTCATGTTCTATCAATAGAACAATTACAGTTTACGAGAAAAGAACAGATAAAAGATGATATTGAAGCGGCAGAACGTGATGCCAAACGAGAAGAAGAAAACGAAACAGTAAATCGTTTTCTTGCAAACTTAGAATCACGTATCTATGCGAATTTATCAAAACAATTAGTTGATAATATGTTCGCTGAAGATGGCGCTAATACAGGAACAGCAGAGATTGAAGGAGCAGAAATCTATTGGGAAAAGGATACCGACTTAGGAACTATTATGATTAGAGTGACTGAAGAAGATGGTACCGTGACAACTGTAACAGTTCCAATTGGTGATTTTGGGTTTTAATGATTAAATGGTTACTTGTATTCTTTCTCTTAACAGGTTGTGTAACAGGACCTAAGACATTTGATTATGAACCACCAAAGGTTTCACAATCAGTTTTAGATTTACAGGCAGTACCACAATTAGACGGACCGCCGATCACAGTTGCAGTTTATACTTTCTTTGATAAAACAGGTCAAAGAAAACCAAGTGAAAAGTTTAGTCAACTAAGTACCGCAGTGACACAAGGTGCTGAAGTTTGGGTAATACAAACACTTCAAGAGGTTGGTAATGGTACTTGGTTTAAAGTTGTTGAAAGAAGTGGTTTAGATAATTTAATTAAAGAACGACAATTGATTCGTTCAACACGTGAACAATATGAAGAAGGCGATAAACAATTAAAACCATTGTTATTTGCTGGATTGATTATTGAGGGTGGAATTATTGGATATGATTCCAATATAGTAAGTGGAGGAGCAGGTGCTCGATATTTGGGTATTGGTGCCACTCAACAATATAAAGTTGATAATGTTACTGTGTCAATGAGGGTAGTTAGTGTTTCAACTGGTGAAGTATTACTAACAGTTGCGACAGAAAAAACTATTGCATCTCATGCTACAAGTGCCGATGTATTTCGATTTGTAGATATGGGAACTACTGCTGTCGAAGTGGAAACAGGTGTTGCAACGAATGAACCTGTTAACTATGCAGTGAGAGCTGCTATAGAACAAGGTATTATGGAATTAATAGGACAAGGAGTAGATAAGGAAGTTTGGAAATATAAGGAGTAAATAAATGATAAACAAGACGTTAATTTTATTATTGACGTTGTTTTGTGGGTCAATTTACGCAAATGATATTTATATAGAACAGGTTGGTGACAATCTTGATTTGGACATCGTACAAGACGGACAGAATAACGAGATTGGTGATTCAACAACAGACATGACTTTAAATGGTGATAATATGACATTTAGTATTACACAAACAGGTAATACAAATACAATAGATGCGATAATTAAAGGAAGTTCATATACAGGAACTTGGTCATTTACAGGTGATTCAAATACTGTGGACTTATTGTGTAGTTCGACATCATCAGGTAATTGTGATAATGTCACATTAAACATTACTACATCAGGTGATGATAACACATTTGATTTTGATATAGGTGAAGTTGCAGACGCAGATGGTTCTACTGTATCATTTACATTAACAGGTGATCACAATGTAACGAATGTTGATGTAGATGGCCAAAGTGCTTCTGTTACTGTAACAGTTGACAATTCATCATCATTATCAACAAATTCGACAAACTCAGATGAGGGCGTTGCGATGAATATTGATGTTGACGGAAATGGTGATGTAAACGGACACACGATACTTGTAGATATTACAGGTGGTGGTGGAACCCTTGACATTACGCAGTCTGGCGTGTATGATAATAACATAGATTTAGATGTAACAGGTGACGATTTTGATATTGATATTACACAAAGTGACTAAATGGATTTCAATACTTTCAGTATTGTATTTTCTATTTCTGTTACTTTACTCTAACAGTATAGATGCCAGTATTGGAAATGTAACCGATCTTAAAGGTAAAGGTGTTATCAAAAGAACAGACGGTGGCGAACTCCAACTTCAAAAGGAGTTAGATGTTTTTTCTTATGATGAAGTCAAGACAGGGAACGGAAGAACAGGAATTACTTTCGTTGATGACACCACAGTTGAAATTACTGAACATTCAAAATTAATCATAGATGAATTTATCTATGATCCAGCAAACAAAAAAGGTGGACTTTCTTTAACTGCTGCTTTAGGAACAGTCAAATATGCATCTGGTCAAATTGCAAAAGATTACAGAGATAATGTAAAAATACAAACACCAACAGCAACCATCGGTGTTCGTGGTACAGACTTTGCGATGATTGTTGATGAGATTGGTGGATCAACTATTATCTTATTACCAAGTTGTGATACAAATGGTAATTGTTTTGTTGGTGAAATATCTGTTGAATCTGATGCAGGTCAAGTTATAATGAATCAAGCATTTCAAGCAACAAGAGTAGAAGCGCCAGAAACAAAACCATTCAAACCTATTTCTGTGGATATTGATGAAAGTATGATTTCCAATTTACTTATATTATCACCACCAAGAGAGATTGATGATTTAGAAGCAAAAGAAGAAGCAAAGAAACGTGCCAATGTTTTAGATATTGATTTTTTAGAAATAGATGCACTGAATGAAGATTTATTAGCAACAACTTCAGAGGATGAAGAATTTACAGAATTGGATATTGATTTCCTCAAACAAGATTTTTTAGCAGATATTTTAGATCAGATAAATAAAATACTGGCTCAAGAATTTTTGTCTGAATTGACGGATGTTTTTGTTGAGAAAAAACAAAAAACAGGTCAACTTGAAAATGGCGTTATTGTTGTCGATGATGGTAGAAATTTTATTTTTTCAAGACAAGGTCCAAACAATTTTGTTCGTATCGTGTTAAGTAAAAGATCACAATATGAAATTAATTTAGAACAAACTGATATACAAATCAGAGAATTTATCGTAGGAGAAGGCAGTGTCAATAATGTCGATATTTATCAGCGTTAGTATAGTTTTTTTAAGTGTGCAAACTATAAAGTACGCAAATGCAAACGAAATTTACATAAGTCAAGTTGGTAATAATCCTACAATAACTATAACGCAAGACGGTGAAAACAATAGAGTTTCTACAAAAAGCACAGCAGCCTCAAATGCTACTTTAGTGGGTAAAAATCAAACAATCAATTTTACACAAACAGGCGATAATAATAAGATTGGTCTATACAAACACTATTATGGTTCTGATAATCAAACTGCAAGTAATATGACTGCTACACAAACAGGTGATAATCTTGTCATGTACTTAGATAATCACGGTGATAATAATAATTTCACAGCGTCACAAATTCATCAAAACGCAAGCATGGATTTAGAAATTGATTATGATAACAATGATGTAATAGCAAAACAAATCTGTTCATATTCAACTTGCGACCAAGACATAATGATATTAAACGTAGTTGCAAATGACAATGAAATAATAATGGCACAAGGTTATGATGTTTCAAGCACAGGTGTTTTTAGTTATGATTATCAAGAACATGGTGGACATTATATGAATGTTTATATTTCTGGTGATAATAACAGTTATATTGCAAGTCAAAGAGCAAATAATAATTTAACTGAACATACTAATTATTCTTACATTTATGGTGATAACAATAATATCTTTATTAAACAAGAACATAATAATGATAAATCGTTATCTCTAACTGTGAATAATGATTATAATGATGTAGATATTTACCAAAGAAAATCAGGTGGTTCACAATCTGCTATAATCACTTTAAGTGGAACTTACGGAACGGATTTAGATTTGACTATGGGAACAAATAATACAACAACTGATGGTACATATTCATTATCTCAAAACTGTCAAACAGTAGGTGGATGTAGTATAAGTGTGACACAACAATGATAAAAATATTTTTAATTGCTATGGTTTTTAATTATGAAACAGAAAAATGGGCCTTTTTTGATAAACTACCTATAATAGAAATGCCTACTATGAAACAATGTCTGATATATCAAAATGGATTTAATAGAAGATTTATTGAAACAGGAACTAATATCAGAGCATTTTGTGTAGAAAAAGAACCTGATATTTATATTTAATGAAAAAAATAATTACTCATTGGACGTTTGCATTTGTTACATTAGTCTTAATTACATTTTTAGGACTACAAAATCCTCAAATTAAAGAAATTCTTAAACTTAAATCATTCGATTTATTGTTTCAATCTGAAGAAAAAACAATCTCTGAAAATATTGGAATCGTTACTATTGATGAAGCATCAATACAAAAATATGGACAATGGCCGTGGAAAAGAGATATTCTTGCAGATTTAATTTACAAATTACGAGAATCAGGTGTCGGTATCATTATGATGCCAATACTTTTTTCAGAACCTGATCGTTTAGGTGGTGATGATGCGTTTGCACAATCATTAACTAACATGGGAGTTGTTATTGCTCAAGTAGGAACTACACAAACTAATAAGAATACAGTTCCAAGAGGAGTTGCAAAAGTCGGTAATCCCATTCCTTATCTTTTTGAATGGCCAGGAATGTTAGGACCTATTCCTAAATTACAAGTTGCAGACGGAGTTGGAGTGATTAATACTGCACCAGAATTAGATGGTGTAGTTAGACGAGTTCCTTTAATAATGAGAATCGGAGAGGAAACTTATCCACAAATGGCAATTGAAGTCATTCGTGTTGCAACAGGACAACCAAGTTATCAAGTAAAAGCAAATCAATTTGGAGTTGAGGCATTAAGAGTGCCTGGGTTTTCCCCAATCAAAACTGATGTAAATGGAAGAATATGGTTGCGTTGGAATAAAGATTATGAAACAATATCAGCAAGTGAAAATGATTTTACAAAATTTGCAGGTCGTACAGTTATTGTAGGAATGACAGCAGAAGGTTTAGGTGGCATCATTGCAACACCTAATGGTGAACAATATGATTATATTTTATCGGCATCTACATTAGATACAGTACTTAGTGGTGAATCTGTTGGACGAGTTGATTGGTTGATAGAGACAATTATAGCATTTGTCTTAGGAGCAATCATTATTGTTCTTACAAGATTTACATCATACCCTTGGGTTGCCTTTACAATGGTTTCAGGTGTTCTTATATTAATAATACATTGTGCCGTAATCTTTCAAGAATATCTTTTACTATTCGATATCACATGGATTTTAATTACAATTTTATTTGTTGGATTGCACAGCATATTCAATCGTTTTATTTTAGAATTTAATTTAAAACAACAAATACGAAAACAATTTGAAACATACTTAGATCCACGACAAGTTGCAATACTACAAAAAGACCCTAGTAAATTAAAACTTGGTGGTGAAAGAAAAGAGATGTCATTTCTGTTTATGGATATTGTAGGGTTTACACCAATATCTGAATATTACAAAAACAATGATGACCCAGAAGGTTTAGTAGAAGTTATTAATGATTATTTAAATCGTATGACAAAAATTGTTTTAGATAATGGTGGAACAGTGGACAAATACATGGGTGATTGTATTATGGCATTTTGGAATGCACCATTAGAATGCCCAAATCATGCTGAGATGGCAGTCAAGACAAGTATTGAATGTGCGATTGAAACTGAAAAACTAAAAGAAGAATTTAAGAAAAAAGGTTTACCAGAAATCAATATAGGATCAGGTGTCAATACAGGCACTTGCATTGTTGGTAATATGGGAAGTGACACTAGATTTGATTATTCTGTAATTGGTGATGCTGTTAATTTGGCTGCACGATTAGAGGCTCAAACTAGGAACTACAAAGATAAGAATGGTAAGGTTGTATCAACACTTTACTCATCTTATACAAAAGAACAACTTACGAACATCAAATCAATAGAAGTTGATAAGATTAAAGTAAAAGGAAAGGAAGAATTAATCACTATTTACAAACCAGTGATGTGAAGGAAATACTATGGCAAGAATGATACAAACAAACACAGCATACGAACCTGTCAATAAAAAGACATCTCAAGGACGCAGAAATCTAAAGATGTCATCCATGAATAAAAACAAGAGAAGATCGTTTAAAAAGTATCGAGGACAGGGAAAATAACCCCCTAGATATCAAAAAATCCTTATTTTTCGGGCATTTTTTAACCCAAATTAACCCTTGACAATATGGTCAAATACCTGTTATTCTGATAATAGATGAACAAAATGAGAGGTAATCAAATGTCTATAGAAATCAAAAAAGGTGACCAAATTGTCGCACATTGGGGTGCCGGAAGACCTGAACAACGTGGAAAAGTTAAAGTTGTTCATGATGACGGTCATGTGATTGTACGTCTAAGAAATGGACGTATTTCAGAGGATCACTTAGTTCTTGCAAAAGAATTTATTAGTGATTACTTTTTCAAATGCAGTATCGGTTATCACCATATGCCGACTGCTGAGAAAATCGCAGTTAACTTATTTGATAAGGAGTATGCATAATTGAGTAAACAAGGAACATTACATTTAGTTTATTGGCGAGAATATAAGGATGATTCTGAAAAGTATGATCCTTATTTCAAAACTTATTATACAATTTTTAGAAACGCACCTTTATCACAACTTGATAGATTGTCGTCTTCTAAATTACATGACAAGATTAAAATATTTTGTGATAAAAATTACAAAGAAGATGTAAGTAATTTTACAGGTGTATCTGGTGTAGAAATGATACATGGTTCTGAATATTATCATACTTACAATGATGAGTTTGGAAATGAAGATACACCTTATAGTGATTCTGATTTTTACTATGATTATTGTCAATCATATAATGGTAGACAGTTTTTTAAATATGACTTCTTACCTGAATTTACAGAAGAAATGTCACCGTTCTATGAGAATGGTCAATTTTGTGGGCCAATATAAAAATGTTAAGAGCATTATTTTGGATGGCAATAGGTGCCCTACTAACTTTAGTAGATTACGGAACAGTCTTTGAATGGTTGTCTGTAATATTTTCAGTTTTATCAACTAAATAAAATAAAGGAGTAAACTTGAAACAATATAGAAAGAAACCAAACTTTGAAAGGACTGAAGGTCTTCATGTTATTGTTAAAGACAATAATGTTGACAAGGCCATGAGGAAGTTAAAAAGAATGGTTAAGAATGCTGGGATTCTACAAGAAATAAAAGAACGACAGTTTTTTCAAAAGCCATCAGAGAAAAAAAGACTTGCTAAAAAAGCAGGTAAAAAAAGGTGGTTAAAAAAAGTTGCACAAATGGAACATGAGTATTGATGAATACGCAGAATACGAAAAACTAAAACGCAAATCTAGAACTGATAATATGTCAATGAGAGTCAAAGACGTATTACGATTTTTTGATTTGAAGGAAAAATTTAATGACAGACAACATAATAAAAGGACCGTGGAAAAGAGTGGTGACAATATCACCAGAAGAAAATAGTAGGGTTCGTGAAGACATAGAGTTCGTAGAGGAACTTGCAGAAAGTATCGTGGTTAATGCGATTACAAATTTTCAAGAGAATGGTATTGATGTAACATCTGGCACAATGAAAATGTACATACCATTTTTAAATGAATGTGTCAGAGCAGTCTGTTATAAAGATATGGGTTACAAACATATATTAAATGACCTTGTTGAAAAGATTATGACCGAAAAATCTGTTGACAATAACTTAGATATATCGTATCATAGCGTTAATATAGATAAAGTAAAAGAATTGACAGAGGATAAATGATAATACTTGATATGAATCAAATCTCATTGGCAGGTTTGATGATGCATTTGAATATGGAAAAGACGGATAAACCTGATGTTGGTATGGTTCGTCATATGATACTTAATTCAATACGTATGCATCGTCAAGAGTTTAATGAAGAGTATGGTGAGATTGTTTTGGCATATGATAGTAAACATTATTGGCGTAGAGATTTTTTTCCACACTATAAACAAAATCGTAGAAAAGCCAGAAGTAAAGATAGTAAAGATTGGGAATCTATCTTTGAGTGTCTTAATAAAATAAAACAAGAAATAAAAGATTATCTGCCTTACAAAGTAATTGAAGTGCATGGTGCAGAGGCAGATGATGTCATAGGAACTTTAGCAAAAAAATATCCCGATGAAAAAATTATGATAGTTTCAGGTGATAAAGATTTTATTCAATTACAAAAATTTTCTAATGTATCACAATATTCACCTATACTAAAAAAAACTATAAATGGTGAGGACCCAAACGAATATATAAAAGTACATATATTAAAAGGTGATTCGTCTGATGGCATTCCGAATGTTTTATCAAATGATAATGTGTTTGTTGAAGGTCTAAGACAAAAACCACTTAGTAAAAAGAAAATAGAAGCATGGAAAGATGGCAACTTTGATAATACTATGGCAACTGATGAAGTAGTTCGTAATTATAGTCGTAATAAAAATCTTATAGACTTAGAATGTATACCAGTTGATATTCAAACAAATATTCTCAAAGAATTTTCAGAAGCACCATGTGGCGATAGAAGTAAAATGTTAACTTACTTTATCGAAAATAAACTAAAAGAACTAACTGACTCAATAGGAGATTTCTAATGAACAAACCATTACCTGGCACAGTATTGAATTCTAGTAATTCATTATTATTTTCAGAAATACTAGACAAAGTGCATAAAGCAAAAACAAAAGAAGAAAAAGTAAGAATACTAAAATATCATGATAACCAATCATTAAGAATGGTTATTAAATCATCATTTGATCCTAAAATAGAATGGGTTCTACCAGTAGGAGATGTACCATTTAAACCAAACGATGCACCTGCTGGAACTGAACACACAAGATTAGCATCAGAGGCAAAAAAATTATATCACTATATTAAAGGTGGTGATAATGATACACCACAATACAAAAAAGAACTTATGTTTATACAATTGTTAGAAGGTCTACATGAAACTGAAGCAAAACTTGTTATAAACGCAAAAGATAAAAAGTTGCATCAGATCTACAAAGGATTATCTAAAGAAGTTGTAAAAGAAGCATTTGGTTGGAATGATGAATTTGCGAAAGCATGAGAATAGGTGAACCATATTTAATTAAACAACCACCATTTAAAATAAATGTAGATGGTGGAAGTAAAGAAGATGCAAAAACAAATGATAGTAGTGGTCATACTGCAAGAATATCTGAGATACGTTGGATAAATGATAGACCAACATTAGATAGATTTTTAGAATATACTAAACTGGTTAATAAAGAAGCTGGATGGAATTTTCAAATAGATGGCATAGAACCACTACAATATACAGAGTATGGGGCAGGTGGAGAATATGGATGGCATATTGATCAACACACAAAACCATATGCAGATAATCGTATTAGAAAAATATCATTTTCATTACTTTTGAATGATAATTATGAGGGTGGTGATTTTGACTTAGAATACGGTCATCCTAGTAAAGAATTAAGACATGCGACATTCCGTCTCGGTAAAAATGAGGCAATATTCTTCAAATCAGATTTTTGGCATCGTGTAAACCCAGTAAAATCGGGCATTCGAAAGAGTCTTGTAGGGTGGATTTTAGGGAAAAATTATTAAAAATAACCCTTGACATATACCTCATTTCGTGGTATTATATAGTAAGAATGAGAGGTACTTATTATGCAAACAGTAAATAAATCAGCAAACACAATCGAAGAAGGATTTGAGTTTCTAAAGGAAGCTGCAATCCAAGATTATAAAGAATTTATCAACAATGAAAATATGATAAAAGAATATGAAGACAATATTCAATTAGAAGTTGGTGGTTCTAAATTTTTTAAAATTACTACAGGTAGATCAAATCAGAGATCAGTTTTTGGTTTCATTGTAAAAGAAGATATGTTCACACCTGGTGGACAACCTCAGTTTAAGAAAGGTGATATTCTTAAAGCTGCATCATGGAAAGCACCTGCCAAGAACAGAGCAAGAGGTAATGTTCTTTCAGGTAATTATCCTATTCAATGGACTGGTCCTTTATATTTAAGTTAGGAGGTGACTATGATTAACGAAACTTTAACAGTATTTGTACATATCGGAATGATAGGTTTTACATTATATTTTATAAAAGAGTTATTTTCCTAATGAACAGTTTGACACTTGCGACCTCTCAACCTCATCATCACAATAGCAAGTGTCGTGGTCACTATAAATATATGATGAGACAATGTGAATGTGACCCAAAGGGGGTTAACAGTTTTTGTTTAACCCCCAACGCAAATAGGAGAGGTAAGATGAATACTGTAGATGTAGAGGGTGGCACTAAAAAACAAAGACGACTTGTTGAGAATTTAGTTAATTGGTGTTATAATAGATTGACACCAAGACACAGAACTATTCATGTTAATGTAGAATTGACTACAGATATCCCTATCGATGGTGAGTGTTCTAGGGGTGGAGAGAGAAACGAGTTTGATATTATAGTTTATAAGAAACTAAAAGATGATGATTTTATTACAACAATACTACACGAGATGGTACATGTTATGCAGTATGCAACAGGTAAGATGAAAGATTTAAATAACGAAGGTTCCACAGTTTATTGGCGAGGATACAATTATTCTAATTATGAGTATCGAAGACAACCGTGGGAAAGACAAGCATATCGATATCAAGAAATATTATTAAGAGAGTGGAAAAAATATGTGGGAAGCAATAAATGTTGCCGTTGTGTGTCTAGCACTTAACGTCTATCACGAGGCAAAAAATCAAGATATAGACGGCATGTATGCCGTTGCAGATGTGGTCATGAATAGAGTTGAGGACCACAGATACCCTAACACTGTATGTGGTGTTGTCAAACAAGGCCCAACTAGAGAGTCTTGGAAGACTAGAGAAACACCTGATCCGAATGATGCAGTATATTACCCAATAAAACATAGATGTCAATTTTCGTGGTATTGTGACGGAAAAGATGATACACCATATAATCCACAGGCATGGCGTATCGCAGAATCAATCGCAGAAACCACACTAAAATATGGAAGTTTAGTTAATACAATGGGTGCGACACATTATCATGCAGATTATGTACAACCATCATGGGCAGAAACTAAAACAAAAACAATGAAAGTTGGAAGACATATATTTTATAGGTGGGAAAAATGACAGAATTTACGTCTGGTATATTCAATATTATAAAAAAATCAAGTCTAATTTTGGCCTTGATTTATACAATTGGTCATGTTATAATAGCAATGACTGTTGTATCTGTATTGACGGGTGCGAGTCTGTGGGAGGCAGGTGCAGTTGCATTAATAGAACCTATAATAAACGGATGTTGGTTTTATATATTACATAAATTAGTATTTAAAAATGATTAAACAATATTCAGTATTTCAAAGAAAGAAAGTAAATAAGTTACCATTGACACCTTCATTGCAAAAAGCAAGAGAAGAACACGAAAGATATTTAGAGTCAATAGGTTATAAAAAAACACCTAGATCAGAATTTACTGCATTCAATGATATTAATACAATATTTAATTCTACAAGAAAAATACAAAAGATTTCTAATCCTAAACCTTTAACACATATGGGAAACGGTGCTCCAAAAAGAAAATCAGTCAAACATAGTTTTACAGTGGCACCTGCATATAATAAAGGTGCATATCAAGTTATACATGAGAATGATATTAAAGATATAGGTAAATGATAGAATTTGATTATAATCTAGATTACAAAAATATATTATTTGAACCTAATGATAAAAGGTATAGAATAGGTAGAGGCGAACAAGGTGTATTATTAGTTCGACCATATACAAATGACATATGCCAACATTGGAAATTTAGAACACCAAGAATCGCAGAGATTAGTGCAAAAAAAATATATGGCATGTATGAACAATATAAAAAAGATGATGATTTTGTTGGTATGGATATGTGTAGAAAGTTTTTAGAAATGGGATTTACCCGTGCAAGACGATATGCAAACCATAAGAGTGGTAGGAAATATAATCGTGACGGAACTATTAAACCACAGGCAAAAGACGCTCTAACAAGTAAAAAAGCGGTATCAGCGAGGATATTTAAGGAGTTCAGAGATAGATTGACAACTGATCCAAAATATGTTACGATGAGAAAAGAGTGGCGAGATAATGAACATATTTGAATTACATGAAAATCCAATAGAGTGTGCTAAGATGCATTGCGACAAACATATTGTCAAAATGCCTATTGAGTATGCTCAACTATTATCTACGGCACACAGAGTTTTAGACGGTGAAGAATATATTGGATCTACAAAGACAGGTCGTAAGGCAAAAAGATATAGACTGTTTGATGATAGGGAAAAAAATTTATACATGGCATCTCATATCAAACACCCAGATGGTATTTGGGTAAGACAGTCATCAGGTAATTATTATAAATTATTTTTTCTTTATATGGCAGTTTTAAAAGAGTTTACACATAGATATGGAAAACAACATGGTGCATCAAGACCATCATTTTGGTTACAAAAGTCACCAAACAATATTACAAAAGGAATTGTAACTGAATTACCACAATGTATGCCAGATGATTGTAAAACAGATAATGTAATTGACGCATATCATAATTACTATATACACTATAAAAAAGATTTTGCTACATGGAAAAATCGTAATACACCAGAATGGTATTCAAATGGACTTAAAAACTAGACTAATAGAAGTAATAAAAAAAAGCACAGGTGAAGAAATAAAAATGAATTCACATTTTATTGATAATTTAGGATTTGATAGTTTAACAGTGGTGGAGATGGTTATGAATATGGAAGATGAATTTAATATTGAAATAACTGATGATGAAGTATCTAAATTATCTACAGTACAAACTGCATATGATTTACTAGAAAAGAAAAATATTTAATGCCCACATATATTCTTAGAAATAAAGACACTGATGAACAACATGAAGAGTTTTGTACGTGGACTGAACTACAAGATTTATTATCGAAAAATCCTAAATATGAACAGATGCCAACGGCAGCTGCTTTGGTAGGTGATCATCTTATGGGAGTAGGTCCAAAGATAGATAATGGATTTAAAGATAATTTGACAAGGATCGCAGATGCTCACCCAGACTCTGCTCTTGCCGAAAGATATGGCACAAAAGATCATAAGAGAATTAAGACAAAACAAGTCTTAAAAAAACATGGGTTAATGTAGGAGATACTATGAGAGATAAAATAATACAGGCAATGAAAGATCATGCCATTGGTCACATAAAAAAACATAAGATGAATGTTGACATATACCTTGATAAGGCAGTTGGTGTTGGTGGAGAAGCACACCCAGATGTATTAGAAACTATTGAGAAAGAGTTAAACATAGTTGCAATGTATGATGATCAATTAGAAATGTTAAATAAATATTTTAAAGACGAAGAAGCAAAAACTCTTAATGAAGTAGTTCAAGATAAAATAAAGAATGATGACGGTGGATGGTAGAGGAAAATAAAATAGAAAAGTCTTTTGACGAATATTGGGCAGAGGAAGAAAAACTTATGAAGATGAGTTATGGAATGTCTAAACAATGGAGAGAGATGAGACTTAATAAGTCACCTGCAAAAGAACTTGTAGATAGATGCGAAGGTAGAGGCGAAAATGGCGAAGAAGAACAATGATTTAAATTTAAAAGATATGTTATCACTAAAACCAATTGGTGATAATCAAAAGGTTGTTTTTGATACTTGGGAAAAAGGTAAGAATCAATTTGTTTTCGGTGCTGCCGGAACAGGTAAAACATTTATACTTTTATACAAAGCATTACAAGATGTATTGAATCCTAATACAGAATATGATAGAGTAATAATAGTTAGATCACTTATTCCTACTAGAGAGATCGGTTTTTTACCTGGTGATGAAGAAGATAAGTCAGCATTGTATCAAATTAATTATATGAACATGGTTCGTTTTATGTTTCAACAACCAAATGAACAAGCATTCCTAATGTTATTTGATAGACTAAAACAACAAGGAACATTGCATTTTATGTCAACATCTTTTTTACGAGGTTTAACATTTGATAATTCTATAATAATTGTAGATGAGTGTCAGAATCTAAACTTTCATGAATTAGATACAATCATTACAAGAGTTGGACAAAATTCAAAGATATCATTTGCCGGTGATTTCTTTCAAACAGATTTAACAAGATCAGCAGAGAAAAATGGATTACAAGATTTTGTTAGAATATTAGATAACATGCCTTCTTTTAATGTTACAGAATTTAACATTGGTGATATTGTAAGAAGTGGATTTGTAAAAGAATATTTAATAGAAAAAACAAAGTTAGGTTTTGGAGTCGATAATGAGCAATTTTAATAAATGTTTAGAAATAGTATTACATCATGAGGGTGGATATGTAAATCATCCAAAAGACCCAGGTGGAATGACAAACATGGGTGTTACAAAAAGAGTTTACGAAGAATGGGTTGGTTATTCAGTATCAGAAAACACAATGCAAAATTTAAAAGAAGAAGACGTTGCACCAATCTATAAAAAGAATTATTGGGATCGTATTAAAGGAGACCAATTACCTAATGGTTTAGATTTAGTGGTATTTGACTTTGGTGTTAATGCAGGTACAGGTAGAGCTGCAAAGTTTTTACAGGCGATGATAGGAACTGTTGCCGATGGTGGTATAGGTCCTAATACACTTGCAAAATTAGATGAATTCATATATAACAATACACTTACAGAAACAATTAGATTGTATCAAGATGAAAGACAAGATTATTATGAATCACTTAGTACATTCAATACTTTTGGTAAGGGTTGGACGAGAAGAGTAAACGAAACAACAGAGTTTGCATTGGAGATGGCAGAATGATATGTCAAAATTGTGACCATGCGTGTCACTGCACAAACGGGGGTTCATGCACATCATGTGAATGTGTAAATTGTGAATGTAGTTCTTAACAGTAAATACTAATTTACTTATATTATGATAAAAGATAAAATTTATCCGAAAACACGTGACTTTCCCATGTCTTATAATGAAGACATTACTTTATCTATAGAGACGATTAAAATAATTGGTGCAACATCATTATGGGATGTTGGATGTGGAAATGCCGCTTGGTCTATTTGGATTAATAGATATTTAAGTGGTATCATCAAATTTTACTTGTTAGATAATTTTGAATATGTTAATGAATTGAATTTTGAAACGATGCCATACTGGTGGCCTAAAAATAAAACAGAACTTATAGAACATTTAGATAATAGTAAAATAGATTATGAGTTTTATGAAACCGATATAAAAAATTTACCCAACAAAAAAGTAGATTATATAAGATTAGACACTGATTCTGAAACACAAGAAACTATCGCATGGTGTTTAAATAATTTATCAGAAAACGGCATTATTCAATGTTGTGATATCAAAATAAACAAATCATTTGACAAAATAATGTTAATGACAGAGCAAGTTGTTAAAGGTAATTTAGAACTTGTTTGGTTAGGAACAGCAGAGGGAGTATGGTGTAGACCAGGCAATGGTGAAAAAATTAGAAAAAAATTATTAAGTAATAAAAAATTAAAAGAATATTTTGCATATTTTAATAATCGTAAATATGAACTAATGGGAAAAACTCATGAATATCTTCGTGCAAAATTAAAAAGGAAGGATGGTTTAAAATATGTTTAATCATGTATCAGTAAATGAATTACCAAAATTAAAAACAGAAAATATAGATAAAAAAAGATACTATATCACACCAGACGGAAACAAGTATCCGTCAATCACTACAGTTTTATCATCTAGAAATAAAAAAGGATTATTTGAGTGGCGTAAAAAAGTTGGTGAGGATGTTGCAAACTATGTGGCAAGGACTGCCGCAAATCGTGGAACAAAAGTGCATCATATGTGTGAAGATTTTTTAAACAACAAAGAAGTTAAAACCGAACCATTTTTTGCAGCCTGTTTGTTTAATCAACTAAAACCTAAAATGATTGAAAAAATAAACAATATACACTATCAAGAATGTGCGTTGTACTCTGATAAGTTAGGTATTGCAGGTCGTGTAGATTGCATCGCTGAGTATGATGGTAAACTATCAATAATAGATTTCAAAACATCATCAAAAGAAAGAAATGATAAATGGAATGAGAACTATTATATTCAAGCATCAGCATATGCTGAGATGTATGAAGAAAGAACAGGTACACCTATAAGTCAAATAGTTATACTTGTAGTCACTGAAGACGGTACAGTTCAAGAGTTTGTAAGAGAAAAAACTGAGGAATATTTAGATATGTTATCATCTGCTTTACAAGATTTTAACAAAACAAGTTTAAGTTATATTAGTGATTAATAATATGAAAATCTTTAGTGCTGCATTCAATAAACATGATCATAATACATATGACGGAGTTTGGCACAATCAATTAGAAAGACACACTAGATTAAAACATAATATACCACATCATAAAGATTCTATAAAAATGAATCGAAATGATAATTCTGCCGGTAAACAATTTTACAAAGATTATTGGAATCCACAATCACATGAAATATTTGCATTTACAACCACAGTAGGTGGATTTAATCATATTGAATCATTGCAAGAACAAAAAAATTTTATGGATTGGGAACCTGATTGTTTGTGGGATTATAAAAAAGAGGGAAACTTATATTATATTGATCATCATCAATCTCATGCGGCGTATGCTTTTTTGAGTTCTGGGTTTCAAGAATCTGATATATTAGCGATTGATGGTAGAGGATACAAATACAATACTGTTTTTTTCAATAACAATGGTAAACTTAATAATTTAAATTTGTATGTCGGTACGGCATGGGATTGGTTTTCAAAAAAAATAGGATTTGGCGTTTATGGTGAAAGTAAAGTTATGGGTTTAGCAGCTTATGGAAAATACAATATTGAACTTCATATGTTGTTAGATAATTTTTGGCACACAAATGAACTAGAACCATATGAAAAATTTGAAGATATTATAAAAAATGTTAGTCATCAAGATATTGCTTATACGTTACAGTATGCAACTGAAGAGATAATATTTGAAACTATAATTAAATATAAAACATCAGATAATTTATGTATTACAGGTGGTGTTGCATACAATGGATATGTGAATGAAAAGTTAACAGAGATATACAAAAATGTTTTTGTACCTCCAGCACCCGGTGATGAAGGACAATCTTTAGGCACTTACATGCATTGTGATTACACTATCAATAATAATAAACATGTACCAAACGTTTACGCAGGTAAAAAATATAATTATGTTGGCAAAGAAAAAGTAAACTTAAAAGAAGTTGCAAAATGTATTGCTGACGGAAAAATTGTTGGTTGGTTTCAAGGTAAATCTGAAAGTGGTAATCGTGCATTAGGTAATAGAAGTATATTGGCAGATCCTAGAAACCCACATATAAAAAATATAATTAATCTGACTATAAAAAAAAGAGAGGACTTTAGACCATTTGCACCATCAGTTATGATTGAACACTATAAAGATTACTTTGATACAAATCAATCATCGCCATACATGTCACGAATTGTGAAAGTCAAATCAGATAAAATACCAGGTGTTACACACGTTGACAATACATCAAGAATACAAACTGTAGATTCAAAAGACAACCCAAGATTTTATGAACTTATTCAATGGTTTCATGTAATCACAGGTATACCTATGCTTCTTAACACAAGTTTTAATTGTCAAGAACCGATTGTTGAAACACCTGAGGATGCAATCAATACTTTTAAAAATACTAATCTTGATATATTAGTGATTGATGATTATATCATAAGAAAGAGTTGACAACTTAAATAAAATGTGATATAAATATACTGAAGTCGTTGACGTTTTGTAAAACGCTATAGAGGACGTGGGGGCAGTACCCACCACCTCCACCAAGATAAACCTCGACTGAGGGGGTGAAATAGGGTTGACTTATAGTAAGTATCCTAACTGAGATTTCATTTTTAAATGCAGACCAATATGAGTATGCAATGGCTGCCTAATTAGGTAGTCGGGGTTTGATCGGTGTACCTGGCAACAGAAACACCGACTGTTCACGGGTTGTGCCGTAATACACACGATAGGGATCACGGTCAATCCCTTATAAGGAGTATATCATGGACGGAATGACAATTGTTTTCTTTTCATTGTGTGGTTTTGTTTTACTTTTTGCTATATTAGTTAATCATATAAGTAAACTAGAAGATGAAGTAAAAGCACTTAAAAAGAAAAAAACTAAAAAATAATTAATGGATATATTCAAAAAGACACCAAAAATTTTTTCATTAGAGATAGAAAAATTAGCATCTGAGAAGAGACTAACACATCTAGACGCAGTATTATATTATTGTGATAAAAATCAAGTTGAAGTTGAGAGTGTTAGTAAACTAATCACGAAAGCTTTGAAAGATAAAATTGAGGCAAATGCTCGAGAACTTAAACTACTTAACGATGATGTAGGAGTTGGCAAGTTGCCTCTTTAATGGATGCGGCAGACGTATTTTTAATGTACTGTGCTATTAAGGCACATTTTAGTAGAGATAATTATGACTATCATAAATTTGGCGGTAAAACAAAAACAAAAAGAGATAGTTTTTACAAAAGAAAAGATAGATTCTTTTTTGCACGGTTATCTAGAAAGTACAAATCAAAAGAAGAAATAGAGTCATACCTAGTATCAAACTACGTGGCTTGTAAAGGTGGTTGGGTAGGAAAGTTTGATGATGAAGTTTATAAAGAATGGAAACGTAAAACACAATCATTATCATATAATTTTGTTAGTGAACTAACACCATATGCAGAGAGATTTGAAGAATTATTTGAGTGGGGCGATACTCACCCCTTACTATTAAGAGAGTATCTTGGTAAAAGATTGTCTATGGAAACAATGATCATATTGGACGAATTGACACACTTTCAGAAAAAATGGAAGGATAATGATATGATATGGAAAGATGTAAAAAAACTTATGAATAAGTATAAAAAGTTCTTGACAATAGACAAAAATAAATGTAAAGTAAAGCTAATTAATCTAATAAAGGAATGAATCATGTCTGATTTCAAACAAGCATTTGAAAAGGCTGGAGTTGATGAGTTAGAAGTTGCAAAACAGACTATCATCAATCAACAAGAAACAATCAGAGAATTAGAATTTGATTGTGCAATGTTGCAAAGACAGTTAAGTGATCTTGGTCAAAAGATTGCTAAGATTACAAACAAACCCTTTAAGAAACCATTTACAAAAAAGTTTGAGAAACGTGCAGTCCAATAGACATTTTGTATATGGAAACGGTGAAAGTCGTAAGGGTTTTTCTGTAAAAAACTATGGAGGTGTGTCTTGGGGTTGTAATGCAATCTATAGAGACACCGCTGTAGATAATTTAGTTGTTGTAGATTATGCAATGCAAGGCGAAGTCTATGATAATGATTATCCTAAAAATCATAAATGTTGGTTTACTGATTGGAATCCAATACCAAGTGATCCATTCATGATTGATACATTTACGAAAGATTTTGATGATAATAAAATATTTGAATATGGATTTGATTACGGCACATGTGTTATAAACGGATCACATCCACAGGTTGTTGAACAAAAAGTGAATGAAATAAAAGATGACTTTCCACATTTAGATAAAAATGATTTACAACTAAAAATGAATAAAGATTTAGGTTTGCATATCATTTATGACAATCCACAAGTCGATAAAATAGAATCGATAAGTGATCCACGAAATTGGTGTGCTGGATCAACAGCAGTACATCTTGCTTGTCAAAATGGTGCAGAAGAAGTATATATGTTTGGTTTTGATTTATCTACATATAATGATAACATAAATAATATATACAAAGGTAGTAGAAACTATTTGCCAGAAACAGCAAAAGGTTTCAATGCTGCTAATTGGCGTTCCCAATTATACATAACTTTCAATGAATATAGTAAAGTTAAGTTTAAATGGGTAGGAAATGATTTTAGATATATTAATAATTCTAAAATTATGGACTGTAAAAACGTAGAACTATTAACATACGATAACATAGGAGACATACGATGACATTAGATAACATACGTAAAAATAATTCTCTTGACAAACTACTCGGTGCTGTCAAGGAAGAGAACCAACCTCAAGAAAAAAAATCATACACTGATGAAAGGTTATGGAAACCAGAGTTAGATAAGTCTGGTAACGGATATGCCGTTTTAAGATTCTTACCTGCAGTGCATGGTGAGGACTTGCCTTGGGCGAAGGTTTATACTCATGCATTCCAAGGTCCTACAGGACAGTGGTATATTGAGAACTCACTTACTTCTATCGGAGGCAAAGACCCTGTATCAGAGTATAATTCAAAACTTTGGAACACAGGAATAGAATCTGATAAAGAGATTGCTCGTAAACAAAAGAGAAAATTATCATATTACTCAAATATTTACGTAGTAAGTGATCCAAAACACCCAGAGAACGAAGGTAAAGTTTTCTTATTTAAATATGGTAAGAAAATTTATGACAAACTTTTGGCTGCAATGCAACCAGAGTTTGAGGATGAATCACCTATCAATCCATTTGATCCATTTTCAGGTGCGAACTTTAAATTAAAGATTCGTAAAGTAGATGGTTATTGGAACTATGATAAGTCAGAGTTCGAAGCACCTTCAAAATTATTTGATGATGAAACTAAAGTTGAAGAAGTGTGTTCAAAGGCATTTGCTTTATCTGAATTCACAAGTCAATCTAACTTCAAATCATATGATGAGTTAAAAACACGATTAGATGTTGTGCTATCTGGCACAGTGTCAATCGGAAATGTGGCAGACGGTATCGCAGAGGTAAAGGAAACTAAACCAACTGCATCGACTGCTTCAACTACACAAGCGACAGATACGAACACTGATTCGTCTGCTGACAGTGTGGATGAAGAAGATGATACTATGTCATATTTTGAAAAGTTGGCAAACTCTTAATCTGGTCAATATTGTCGCACCCTGTAAAAAGGGTGTTGACAATACCCTTAGTTTTGTGTTATATTAATATCAATAACAAAAACAAAGGAAAGTATAATGATACAATCTTTAAAAAACCTATTTACTAAAAGGAGTAATATCATGGGAAGAAAAAAACTTGCTAATTCTACAAAGTTTCTTAATGCATTATTAAGAGGCGAGACCATTACTTGGGCTCAAGCAAGAACTACTTTCAATCTTCAGCGTCCAAGAGCTGTAGTTGAAAAACTAAGAGAAGACGGACACTGTGTGTACGCAAACAAATCTGTAAAGAGTGGAACTTCTTACAGAATTGGTAAACCTTCAAAAGAAATCATTGCCGCTGGAATGGCTGCAATTGATGGCGTTTACGCATAATCTTAATCCTTAGTCTATCCTTAGAGGGCGCTTCGGCGCCCTTTTTTAGTTTGAAGGTCTTGCGGCTAGTGCCATTGATGTTAAGAAATCCATACCTACAATAGGTCGACTTGTATGTTGTGTGTTATTCACACTGCTTGAACTTGCATCAACATTTACTGCTGCCGCAGTATTCATAATACCTCTATCTAATTCTTCAAGTAGTGATTGTCTTTGCTCTAATAATGCAACTGCTTCAGTCAGATCTGCTTTTAATTGTGTGAATTTAGTTTCATTCTGAACATTATCTTGATTTAATCTTCTTCTAAGTTCTACAAGATTGCCTTCACCACCACCCATTACATCAGCAATCATTTTTTCAGTATTAGTTTGAAATGAACTTTTATTACCTGCATCAGTGTTGAAACTAAAGATACTACCACCAGTTCCACCAAACTCCTCAGGTACTTTAGTCATATCAATAGTAAAATCCTCTTTAGTAATATCAAATAATCCAAAAGTAAGACTATTTACAAGACCTGCAAGTGATGCTTTAAAAACTTCTATTGCACGTCCAAACCTAGAACCTGCTCTATCAGGGTTTTCTTTATCAAGTTGTCTAGATGCTTCTTCAAAACCTGCGGTGACTGTATCAAAAACTGCAAAACCTGCTGTAAGTACAATTCCAACAAGACCTGCACCTTTTGCCAATCTAGCACTCTGAAATGCCTTTGACATGAAACCAGGGCTCTTCTTATCAATACCTGCCGCCTTTCTACTCTTTGTGGCTGCATCATCTGTAAGACCTAAAGCAGTTCCAAGTGCAGTTGCAGCGCCTGTAATCTTTGCACCTATTTTTGCTATGTTTGTTGCAAGTTTACCATTTTTACCAAATAAATCTTTGAATTTTGAAAATGCACCATCTTTCTTTGTTAAGTTATCTACGTCTTTTGTGATATCTGCCTTGCCAAATAGTTTATTGATACCTTTCCTAATAAGACCATCTTTTGCAAACAATCCACCTAAAGCTGCAAAAGATAAAAATAATGCATTTTTACCAAGTCGTAATACTAACAAAGGATTTAGTAATAGTAATAATATACCAAGGGCTTTTACTATTGGGCCTACGTCAGAAAACAAACCCTTAAATGTATCCATATCTGGGTTGGCAAGAAAAGATTCTATATTTTTGTTTGTTTCTACAAAAGCATCACGCACTTGTCCAAAAAAATCTATAAATTTTTCGATAACACCAGGTAATTTTTTTGCTAAGAAATCTATCATTTTTTCAAACATATCACTATTCACAAATGCAAGTGCGGCTGCAAGTGAAGCGATAGTGCCCAAACCAAACCCTGCAATCTTTCCTACTGTGCTACCAAGAAAGTCTTTAAGTGGTGCTGTAAATGCTGTGAACGCTGAACCTAATTTAGTTCCTAATGTTCCTATTGAGTTTTTTAAACCGCCAAATAGTTTAGATTGACCTAATCTATCTTTTAATCTTTCAACGAATGATTGTCTGTTTGTTTCTTGATCTAAATTTTTTTGATCTTGATTGTCTTTTTTTATACTGTCTTTTAGATCATCTATTGATTGAGAGGTATCATCAGCAATTATATTTTGTTGCATCATCTCATTAGTTTTTCTAACAGACTCAGCAATCTGTGTTAACAGACCCGTTTGTGCTACTAATTCTTTATCAGCCATTATTTTCTTTTTGCAGCTTCCTCTCTTGCTTTACGTTCTTCTTCTTTTAAATGTTCTACTAACATTATAACGTACACTTCTCTTTCCCATGGCATCATATTTTCGAGTTCAGTCAAACTATATTTGTGATGTTGCACCAAACTAAAATTAGTTTGCATATAGTTTTCCACACTATCATGAGAAAGACAAATTAAAAAAAACTATCTAAACCCTCCAACAAAACTTTACTTTTCTTTTTAGTTTTAGAGTTTTTTACTTCAATCTCATGTCTCACTTTTGGCATAGAATTAAAAAATTCCATTAGTCTTTCAAACTGTTCAGAATTAAAAGAGTCCATAAAATCATCTAATTCTTTATCAGTGAAATCGCCCTGTCGCATCACTTTATCTTCTGTGTGTATTTCTCTGACACACTTTTTTATAGTTTTAAACACAGCATCAGTATCCTTATCACCTGACATATCAATATCTTTTATAGTAGGATAGTTCATAACCATTTTCACATCATCTGTTATATTTATCTCATTTGTGTGATTTTCTGGCATTTGAACATCTATTGATTCTAAGTTTACTTTTACTTTTTCTTTAGTTTTATTATCGTCTGGGCAAGTGACTAAAACATCTACTGTCTCACCAACAGATTTTGCACGTAGATTTAAAAATACATATTCTAAATCAAACAATGGATTTTTCTCTGTAACTTTTCCAAATGTGCAAGTTTTAATGATGTCAAGTGTTGCTTGAGTTATCATATTTTTTTTGTTACTTTGTTGTGCTAATAAAAGAACCTTTTGTTCTTTTACAAGAAAAGGTCGAAACTCAATGGTTTCGCCTGTCGATGGTAGCTCCAAAGGATACTTTGGAGTATTTAATATTGGCAGTGCCATATGTCGCTCCTATCTTATAATCGTCTCAATACAGAAGGTAATTTAGATCTCAATTTTCTCTCTACTGTATTTACAAAAACATCACCTATTCTCTCAAGTAATGATCTAGGTAAATCTGCCTCATCTGTCAGATTCTTCCAATATCTATATGCCCATGAAACAGTTACAAAACTCAATGAGTTATTTGTTGCATAGTCTAAAGATATTTCACTTGTGTTAACCGGAAAGCATTCCACAAGTTCAACACCGTGTCTTCTTCTATCTTGTCTGTCAAGTTGAAATATTTGAAGAGAACCGATGTAATCATTATAATAATTTACAGAAAAATCATTTCTGTTGGCAATCAGTCTTTGCCATGAGTCAATAAAATTTCTTTCTTTATGATCGTTAGATAAACGTATTGTTGTTGATATGTCTGCAAAAGTTTGACCTGTCACTATTTTACGAGTTGGTCCATAAATATTTGTATCTTCATTTGTTTCAAGTGTCATGCCTGGAAATGCAACTGAAGTTACTTCTAAAGATGTTCTTCTTATAATATCTTTATTACTACCAAATGGTGATTCATTTCCTATGCCTTGAATACCCACAGGTGGTGTAATAATAACTTCATATCTACTTGGTGATGCATAACCATCATCAGTTCTAAAAAAACCTAATAGTTCATTTAAAACACCATATGCGAATCCGTCTAGTAAACTACTTCTTGCCAT